CAGGTATTTGATTCAAGTAATCCTGAGGCCGAAGTCGCACCGTCAGATGACGTGCGAATACTAGACGCTTACGCCGCTGGCGACACTCGTGTCAACAGAGACATGGCATCCGCCGCTTCTAAACGGTTAGGCATGTCAATCTTCTAGCCATCGGCAGAGGAATCAAAATGGCCACACAACTACAGACAAGTACAACGTCCGTGTTGCAACAGATGTCTCGCATCATGCTTGTAAAAGCACGCGAAACTGAAGAGCACAACATGCCCGTTGTAAGCCTCATTGAGAGGTTCAATCTACCTAAAGGGCACTATCAGCTTGATATCCCTAAGGTAGGCACGATGACCGCATCCGATCTGGATGAGGGTATCGACATGACTGATACGGAAGACATCAACCCATCGATTGTTTCGGCAACGACGGCTGAGGTCGGCCTTAAGGTCATCGTGACTGACATTCTGCTTCGTCAGAATAACGAGTCAGTCTTCAGCATTATCGGTCGTCAGATGGGTACTGCTATGGCTCGCAAGAAGGACACTGATGCAATAGCGCTCTTCACCGGACTTAACGGTGGAACTGAATTTGGTGCCGACGGTGCCGACTTCACGCTGGCTAACGCTTCGGCATGTATTGCCAAGGCTAAGTCAGCAAAGATGGGATCGCCTTTGTTTATTGTCCATCACCCTAATGCGATCTTTAAGTTCATTAGCGGCTTCTCTGGACCTATCGCTTCTGGCGGTAACCTGCCTAAGCCGTTCAGTGCTGACGCTCTGACGGACTTCTGGACTGGCATTAAGGTCAGTGGAGTACCGTTCTTTGAAGATGGAAACATCGCAAAGACTGCAAGCGTTGACTCCGGATTCGGTGTCATCGCAAACAAGAACGCTATGGGCTACCTTGTCGCCAAGGGTAAGTCTGAGGAACGACAGCGAGACATCTCGCTTCGTGCATGGGAAATCGTCATCACTGAGGATTACTCTATGTTTGAAGTCGATGACGGCCTCGGTGCTGCTCTGGAATACGAAATTGGTGACTTGGCAACGTCTTAGTCTAGGTAGGTAATTAATGCCCGGTAGGAAAATCAAGATCACAGATGATTTGCGAGAAGTGCTTAGGCGCTCTGGCTATACACCTGTGACCATGCAGGTTTCAGGAGTCAAGAAAGTCACCCTCTACAAAGAGGTTGACGGAAAATGGCTCCCTATGCCTAACATGCCGGGTGACCCGCACAGTCTCCAGAAGTACCTCTCTAGAGGATTCCTTCTGGCGCCTCCAGGGTCTAATACCACTGAACACCCTGACTACGTTGTTAGTGACCCTCATGCAACACGGGAGATTGACACGGCACAGCCGAAGAAGTCTCCCGTGGCTGCTGAGGATCAGGGCGAATTCCACTGCGATGTGTGTGTTGATGACGACCGAGTATTCACGTCAGTGCTTGGCTTGAAGACACACCGCCGTAAGAGTAAAGTCCACAAATCTATCGTTAAGGCCGCGACTGAAGGCCTTGTAGCTGTTACCTAGGACCGAGCTACTTATTTAAACGGACCTAGCTGGGTTATCAAACCCTAAGGAAAATCATGGCATATCCAGTAGATGTGTACGGAACTCCTGGTCAGGAAAAAGAAACCTCGACCACAAAGAAGCGCGCATTAGGCACGGTTCTTCGCACAGGTAATGGCCGAGAGTACGCCTACTCCCTAAACGGAGCAGTCGCTCTTGCCCCAGGCAAGATTGTTGCCACGCCTCAACCTACCGCTAACCACGACATGGACTTAGTAACCGCAGCTAACGCTGTCGGTGCGACTACTTTCGTGGCTACTCTTGGTGCAACAGCGGCAGTTAAAGACCTGTACACAGACGGCAGCGTCTTTGTAAACGCTGTTGGTACAGCGGGTGTGGGAATTGTTTACCAGATCGACTCTCACGAGGCAGTTGATGCTGGGGGTGTTATAACTCTCAAACTCGCTGGTACTGAGAAGATCATTACGGCAACTGACACTGACAGTGAGTCGAGTATCCGACCGAACTCGTATGCAAACATTGTGGTTACTCCGACTACAGTTCTTAACCGAACTGTTGGAGTTGCTACAGTTCCAGTTGCTGCTGCCAGTTACTGCTGGGTCCAGACAAAGGGACCTGCACCAGTTCTCATCAGCGGCACTGTTGTCGTTGGGCAGCACATTCGAGCAGCAGGTGCTACCACAGCCGGTGCTGTGATGGCACTAAACCGTGACGGGTCTGCTGAAGACGAGCAGGAACTCGGTGTCGTAATGGCTCCGATCTCCGTGACGACTGACTACGGTTGGGTTTGGCTCAACATCGCGTAATAAGCAGGGGGCTGCCTTTGGGTGGCCCCCGCTTTATTTCCCCTACGGGGTGGCGGCAAGCCTAAGTTTTAGCTCCCCAGGCTGCTTGGTGAGTCGCTGAAAGGAAGCATGAAACTATCTTTACCCTTCGGTAAGAAGAGAGTCCTAGTCCCTCCGTCCACTACTGAAAAGTACGGCTTCAAGCATGTCGAAGAAGACACCTTTTACGTTGGACCTAAAGCCACGCCGGTATACATCCCTGGCGCTTCTACCCTCTACTCACAAACGCAACTTGATGAGATTCTTGCTTGGCAGACAGAGCGAGAAGAGGAGCAGTTCGCAAAAGACCAGAAACGAATTGCAGAAACGGCTGACGTCACGGCTGATGAAGTAAGAGAGCTGCAAGAAGCCCTTAAAGCTAGGGTAGTATGGGAAGATAAGCGCAGGATAGCCAGGGGAGAACTACCAGAAGCTCAGGGAGATGTCCTCTAATGCCCGTAATGCAAGCAATCACACGTGCTGACACACGGCAAGCAGCCGGAGAGGAACTGGGCGTTGTCTATATTGGTCTTACTACCTCAGGGGTCGACACCTCCTCAGTCGTTGACACTAACATCATTGGTGGAACAAACGACCACGTCGGCAAATGGATCAGGCTTGCTTCAGGAACTTATTCTGGAGAGACTCAGCGAGTTACCGCTTTTAACGGAGCGGGAGATCTCTCTACTAACGCGTTCTCTGGGACAGTTGCCTCAGGAGTCACGTTCGAACTATGGGAAGCCCAAGCAGACCCACGGCAAGTAGACCGGATGATCAACACGGCTATTACCCAGCGTACAGCTAGGGGCGTTGTCGTAGATGAAGACATCTCACTCCACTCTCACCAACGTACTAGCTCCTACGCCCTTCCAGGCAGCCTTGTCGGTATATCTTCTATCAAGTACAGGTCTTCATTTGTTGGAGAGGTCTTAGACGACACGCAAGTTGCGTGGAGTGAGTCAACAGGAACCAGCACAACTACATCCACTGACTCAGAGGACTATCGCTATGGCGGTTCTAGTATGCGTATCGACTACACAGGATCTACTAATGGAGTCATCCTTACGTCGCAAGCGGTTACGTCAACCAACCTATCCGGACACGACTACTGTGAGTTCTGGATTAAAGCTGACACCGCAACAGCCGCCGCCGATCTTAGGCTCGTTCTATCAGCCAGCGCTAACGGTGGAACCGAAACAGACTACGTAGATGTCCCGGCACTAGCCGCAAGAACCTGGACCTTTGTCAGGGTTGCGCTTAATAACCCTGAAAACAACACGGCAATCATCTCAGTAGCCTTGGAATACCACGCCAACGCAGGGACTAATACCATCTGGCTCAACTGGGTAAAGGTGACGACTGACAACATGGGGAACTGGGAAACACTGCAACGAAGTCAGTGGGACATTGATTCTGAGGCTAATGAGTTTCGTATCGTATCTGATGGTCGTTATACCTTGGGTAGTTCTCTTTTGAATATCATAGGCTACCGATTGCCAGCACTTCCCTCTGTTGACAGTAGTCCTATAGAGCTCTCTCCTGATCTTATTAAGGCCCGTGTTATTAGCCACGGCAAGATGTCCTTAACCCAAGGCGCTAAGACCGAGCGCGACAATCTTCGTCAAGATGCTGAATACTGGGAGCGTCAGGCAGCGACCGCAGAGGTCGGGCTGCCTTTAATTAAATCAGGAACGAAGTTCTCCTAATGAAAATAAAATCTGGCGTTACCAACGTATCTACGTCAGGGACTGCCGTCCAACTAAGAAACACGGCAGAGGTCGTGATACGTATATACCTCACCCCGCTTGTAGCTAACACAAGTCACGTCTACTTCGGGGACTCTACTGTTGAAGGTTCAGGAACAGTCAGCGGTATAGAACTTCCTAAAGGGTCAACCACCTCAGAGCCAATCGTTATCGACTTTGCAAAGAACGGGCAAGGTGGAGTGCAGTTTAAAGATCTGTATGCAGATGCGGCTACAGACGGTGACGACTTAGCGTGGATGGTGGTAATTCAGTAATGGCACTACCTTCCCCAAGCATTTTAACTGACCCTTCTGTTGTAGCTGGCAACGAGGTATCCCTTGGTGGTTTCCGATTTAGGGTAACGACCCCGCCTAGACGCATACTCACATCTATCCATGCACCAAGATTCACCATTGGTGACACTCAGCGTGGAGCAGACCAGAGATCTTCGGTCTTAACGTGGAACGACTGGCGTGGCGGTATCGGTGTACAACGTGGGCTAGATTCCACTACGGCTGACCGAAGCTGGTGGTCTGATATGCAGACACGGTTTAAAGAGCACCTTGTCTTGCCACGTAAACCTGTCGAGACTCCGGTTATTAACGCAGCCAGCGGAGATACAGTGTCCACCCTTACTGATTTCGCGAATGAAATGTATGTAACTAAAGGCGCTACTGTTTACAAGTACAACAACCTAACTACCACGTGGGGTTCTGCGATTGACACCCTTCCCGCTGCCCCCTCAAGCAGTGTGTCGGACAGGATTAACGGCACTGTTTACCTTGTCTACTTCCATGAAGAAGGCTACTCGTATACGACTAATGGTTCTTCTTTTACAGACAAGACAACAGACGGTTCTTTCGGGGTAGTGTGGCGTAACCAGTTATGGATGATTGACAACACAGGACAGCTTAGGTCAACCTACGATATAACCGATGACACTGCATGGGAAGTAGACGCACAGCTACCTATACCTGACGATGCAGTAACAGGGCTCTTTATTTCCAGGGACGCATTTGGTGAGTTTATTATCTACGCTGCTACTAAGCGTGGAATCTTTTCACATGATGCAGACAGCAAGCTATGGCACCCTACAGAGCCTAGGTTCCCAAGGCACACTAAAGGGGCGGCAGGGTCTAATGAATGGTCAGAAGCTATCTATGTTCCGGTGGGCCTGTCGGTCTACAAGAGAGTTATTGGCTCAAGCGGTTCTACATCCACCGTTATGGGGCCCGACAGGGACCACGGTATGCCATCTGAATACCGAGGAGCAATCACAACCTCAGCCACCGCACACAACGAACTCTTAGTCGGAACATCCGTTCGCCTGTCTGACACCATCCTTTTAAGTGGAGGCGCTATATCTGGCGGGCATGGCAGCATGGCGTTCTTCGAACTAACAGACGTCACAGGCGATGGATACGCTGTCATCATGGGCTGGAACGACCACTCATGGGAAGTGAAGTGGACTGGTGATGAGTTCGCTCAAGACATTACAGCGATGTTCGTTTCTGATGCGTACTCAGCAGGTAACAAGGATGTATACCGCCTGTACTGGGGTTACAAGGGCTTTGTTTACTACATGGAGCTGCAAGCCGACATCGTAAACCCTGACCAAGTAACCGATCAGGTGTACCACACAACAGGTACGCACATAACTCCGTTCTTTGACGGTGGTGACGTTACCCACGAGAAGCTTGCTATCGACTGTACTTTCGTTACCAAGAATCTTTCATCAGGTGTTAGGCAGATTGCTGTTTACTACGCCGTTGACTTCTCTACCACATGGACCCTGTGGACCACACTAACAACTGACGGTAAGCAGACAGTAACCTTTGATGATGCCAGCTCCAACCCTAGCGGGTTGGTGTTCTCTGAGATTGCGTTTAAGTTTGTATTCACTGGTGCAGCAGATGCTGTTATATCCCCAGATCTGCCAATGATTGAGCTTAGGTGGCGTGAAAAACTAAACCCTAAATACGGGTGGCAGTTGAACATCGACCACACTGAGGACTATGCGGGCCTTACACCTGACCAGCAGCGAGAGGCTATACAAGCCTGTGTTGCTAGCCAAAAGCTGATTCAGTTTACTTACAAGCACGCTGACGCAGACCAGAGCTACTGGGTGGACGCAACAAACCTTACGTCTGTGGAAGCAACAGGACTGGATAACGCAGGGCAGACAACCGTTAGCGTGGTGGAAACCTAATGGTATTTAAAACAGCCGACCCTACGCTTAAAGAAGCTGGGTCAGAGCCAGAGATGGCTGTGTTTAATGCGTTGCTTCGGTTGGGAAAGAGGCCGGGAGTAGACTTTAGCTTCCAGTCAAAGCAGTTTGGCGGACGTATAGATAAGGGCGGTCGTGTTCTTGACTTCGAGATCTACGAACCCCGAATGGGAATTAACGTACAGGGTGTTTATTTCCACTACGAAAAAGGGTCAGCAATTATCCAATCAGATATTCAGACACGTGCTTTCCTAGCCGCTATGGGGCTTACACTAATCTTTATAGATGAGGACGACGCATTAAAAGATGCCGGGTTCTATGTTCGTGAGGCACTTCAAGGTAAAGATCATTCCCGCTTAGGCGCAGGAGCTTAGCTATGACGGTAGATATTAAAGGGTACGCATTTAACCTTGGTGGAGTTGCTGTCGACGGTGCATCTGCTGAAGTCTTCGCGAAAAACGGAGGGGCTAAAGTTGGCTCAACTGTTGAGACTGGATCAGGCTCGCTAGATGACGGTGAGTTTGAGTTCAGCGGCGTAGCTGAAGGCACATACGACATTAAGGTAACGTCAGGTACTAACGTCAGGTGGCGTAAGTACGATGACGAGATACAGCTTGCGATAGTTGAAGCTGGATCTTTACGCCTGCGTGGAACTAACGCTGCTTACACGCATGTGTTCCAGGGTACTCCGACCGCTACTCGTACCATCACGTTCCCTGACAAAGCCGGTACTGTGGCAATGATCGCAGATGTCACCGCT